TAGATGAATATAGAACTAGAGGGGGGCTTGCACATGCAGAAATCTGGAGCATAATGCACGTAGAAGCTCTGATTAACAGAGATGAATGGTACAATGCCGCATTTGATGCCATTACCTATAAAATCAATGAGCCTGTAAGTAGTTTACATAAGTACCGACTTAAACAAATTGTAGAAGGATATGCTGATGACCTTAAAATTTTTTAAAATACTTGCCGAAATTTTAATTGCTATTGCAACAGTTATCTGCGTTATACTAGTAGTGATTAATTTCGTTGCATTCAACGATAAATCTATTGAAATCTCAATTGCATATATTAATGGACGCGAGATAAGCTCTATTGATGCATTGGTACTATTCTTCACAATCCTGCTAGATCTGTCCTGGATTAGCTTTATTGCTAAGAGATAATGGGTAAAATCGTACTCAAGAATCAACCTTGTCTAGATAAAGTAGACTGTTGTTCCTCTGACGCCAGACAAGTATATGAAGATGGTACCTCATTCTGCTTTAGTTGTAAAAGATTTTTCACTACTAAAGAAGGTGAAGTAGATTCAACTGAGATTGGTTTTAAGACAAATGTACCATCAGTTTCTAATCTAAAACCTCCTACATCTAGTAAGCAGTCCAGCAAAGTAGATGTTGCAGATATTGAGAACTATATCTCTAGGGGTTTTAAAGAGAGGGATATAACACGTGTTGTAACTGAGTTCTTTGGAGTTAAAGTAAGTTTCGACAGTAATGGCGAGATTGACACCCACTATTATCCGTACAATTTTGGGGGGAAGGGTTATAAGACTAGAAAGCTACCTAAGACATTCTTTTGGATAGGCGATACGGGCACCCTATTCGGTAGAGAGAAGTTTCAAGCTGGTGGTAAGAGGCTTATTATCACTGAAGGTGAAATCGATGCTCTGTCTGTAGCAACAGCTTATCAAGACGAATACTCTAAGATTTATCCAGTAGTATCTATTAAGAGTGCTTCCTCTGTAAAAGACTTAGTAGAGCATAGAGAGTGGATTAATTCATTCAAAGAAGTGGTAATCATGTTCGACAACGATAAAGCTGGCAAAGAAGCTCAGTCTGAAGCGTTGAAGATCATTGATATCAAACGAGCACGAGTAGTACAATATCCTGATAATTGTAAAGATGCTAATGATGTGTTACTCAAGTATGGCAGTACTGGCATAAATCGTATGATATGGGATTCTCAACCATGGTCACCTGTAGGTATCATGCGAAGAGATCAATTATGGAATGCTCTGACAACATACAACGAGCTAAAATCCATCCCGTTTCCACCATGCATCGATGGCATTAACCAGAAGACTAAGGGCCGGCGTAGAGGTGAGATAACACTATTTATCTCGGGTACCGGCAGTGGTAAGAGCACGATGCTTAGAGAAGATATGCTATGGCTTCTTGATACGATAGATAAAGAAGAGAAGATTGGTATTATTTCTCTTGAAGAATCACCTCCAGAAACTACACGTAAATTGTGTGGTATGGCGTTGAATCGAAATCTAGCTATAGAAGATGAGCCAGCTACACTAGATGAATTAAAACCAGGCTTTGATAAAGTATTTGGTGATGATAGAGTTATTGTCCTAGATCACCAGGGTAGTTTAGCTGATGGTAATTTAGTAGCACAACTAGAATACATGGCATTGATTGGATGTACACACATCTATATTGATCATATTACTATTCTAGTGTCCGAAGGAGCTGATGGGCTCACTGGTAATGATGCAACAGATAAGATTATGAATGATCTGTTGAGACTAATCAAACGACATAATGTTTGGATCGGACTTGTTTCACATTTAAGAAAAGCGCAAAATAATCAAAAATCATTTGAAGAGGGTCGTATTCCGGCTATTGATGATATCCGCGGGTCCGGCGCTATTAAACAGATCTCAATGGATATCATCGCCTTTGCAAGAAACATGATTGCTGAGGATGAAAATGATAGAAATACAATTAGGATGCGCGTACTAAAGTGCCGATACACTGGTCTAACCGGCGACGTAGCTGGTTCTTATTACAACATATCTACAGGTCGTTTGTCAGCAATTACTGAGAAGGTTGTTGAAGAGTTTGTAGATGAAACGATGAAAGTGTTTAATAAATAAAATGAGCGAAACCATCAATATTCCATTCTCCACTGTAGGATACCTCACTTACAAACGTACGTATGCACGTAAGTTAATTAAGGACGGTAAGGAAATTGATAGGACTGAAGAGTTTCCTGACACCATTGAGCGTGTTATTGAAGCTTGCAAGACTCAGCTGAAATGTAATTTTACACTTGACGAAGAAGAGCGTCTTCGTGAATATCACCATAGCTTCAAAGGTTCTGTAGCAGGCCGGTTCCTTTGGCAACTTGGCACTACTACTGTAGATCGTTTTGGTCTTGCGAGCCTGCAAAATTGTGCATTTACTGTAGTAGATAATATTAGAGCTTTTACCTGGGCTATGGATATGCTTGCTGTAGGCGCAGGTGTAGGCTATAATATTCAACGAAAGCATGTCAACAAACTGCCGCAAATTCGTACTTGGTTTAAAGCACCTACACGTGTAGATCACCCTGGTGCTGATTTCATCATTCCTGACAGTCGCGAAGGTTGGGTGAGATTCCTTGGCAAGACTCTTAAAGCAGCTTTCCTCTCTGATAGCCCTGATAAAGGTCACTTCACATATTACACTGGTTGTGTTCGCCAGAAAGGTCTACCTATTAAAGGCTTCGGAGGTGTTGCTTCCGGCCCTGAAGACCTTGTGTGGGGTGTTCAAAAGATTTCTGAGATTCTAATGGCTCGCTCAGGACGTAGGATTCGTCCGATTGACGCACTTGACATTATGAATCTTATTGGATATATTATTGTCGCGGGTAATGTGCGCAGGTCTGCACAAATCGCTATCGGCGACCCGGACGATGTAGAATTCTTACTTGCTAAGCGCTGGGACGTGGGCCATATCCCGAAATGGCGTAGTATGTCCAATAATAGTGTTGCATGCGATGATATTCGAGATCTGCATGAATATTTTTGGGACACATATGAGCCTGATGCTAATGGCAACAATCGTGAAGCCTATGGTCTAATCAATCTTAAGCTTGCTCGTAAAGTAGGGCGCCTAGGTGATACTAACTACCCCGACCCTCGCGTAGAGGGCTTCAATCCGTTAAAGCTAGCGGCCTGAGATAGCAATATCTCTTGAACAATTTATCTAAAAACAGGGGAAGTCCTAATGGGATTATCCTGTGCCAACTCGTTATGAGAGGTGCAACGACTATGAGCAAAGATCTGAATAAACGTCTGTATTCTTACGCAATGTTCGATGGTTATCTCGGTAATTTCGGAGAGTCCATTAATGCGTCTCTGGTAGTTAACATGCTAGCTTTGCATGAAGATTACATAGATAAAGTGATATTGACACTGGAGAAAGTTCCTGTAGGCTATAGAAAGACTTATCCAGAAGTGTATAATAAAGATGGGTACGATAGAGGTCAACAGATCAGACTTCAATCTAAAAGCCACCCTATTCTGGAAAAGATAAAGCAACGTATTTATATAGAGGGTAGAAAAGTAGTAGATCCCCATATGCTTACCATGATGGATGAAGAGATGCTAGCAATAGCATTTATGGCTGATGGTAGCAGGTATATAGATAAACGTTGGGCCAATTCTAAGCCATCTTATAGATTGCATTTGAATAACTTGTCTTACGGTGATTTAATGTTGATAAAAGAAAGTGTGAAAAACACATTTAGATTGGAAATCAACACTCGTAAGAAGGGTAATAGATGGGATCTAGCTGTTCCTAATTCTTACTCTGATTTATTCGAAGAGATCGTAAGTGAACATATTCTTCCATCATTTCAGTACAAGCTCGGACGATAAACCCCTGAAAAGGGTGGTGATATAGTCTGAACTATATGGTAACATATAGAGATTAGTAGAAATGCTAATCAGTGTGAAAACACTTAACACAATTGGTGCTGAACAAGGTCTGGAAGACAAAGAATCTTGCTGCCTCGCTGAGATTTATCTGCCTAATATCACTTCTAAAGAAGAACTTATGGATGTGGCATACTTGCTTTATAGAGTATGTAAGCATTCTCTTACTCTTCCTTGCCATAACAAAGAAACTGAAGACGTTGTATCTAAGAATATGCGCATGGGTATCGGTATTACTGGGGGTATGCAAGCAACTAAAGAGCAACTTTCCTGGCTGGATGAAACTTATAACTTCCTTCGGATGATTGACAAAGAGTACTCCGAAGAACATGGTTTCAACCAGTCTATTAAGCTTACTACTGTAAAGCCTTCTGGTACTCTTTCATTGTTGCCTGGAGTTACTCCTGGAGCCCACCCTGGCTACGCTAAATTCATGATTCGGCGTATTACTGTAGATAGTGAGCATCCTCTTGTGCAAGTTTGTAAAGATCATGGATACAATGTAGAGTACCGTCTAAATATTGATGGTAGTAAAGATTTCAGTTCTGTTATTGTAGAATTCCCATTCAGATATAAAGAGGGTACTAGAGTAGCATCTGAGGTGAATGCAATTGATCAGCTTGAATTCATCAGGTTCCTCCAGACTAATTGGAGTGATAATAGTGTATCTTGCACTATCTATTTTAAGCCTGAAGAATTAAATGGGATCAAAGAGTATCTCAAGCGTCACTACCAAAATAACTTTAAGACTTTATCGTTCTTACTGCATTCCGAGCATGGCTTTAAACAAGCGCCTTACGAAGAGATTACTGAGGAGCAATACAATGAAATCGTTGCACGTACAAAAATTATTACAGGACTTAGTAGTGCAGAATACGAATCCAACGACGAATGTGCTTCAGGAGTATGCCCCATTCGATAGCGGATACGAATTTGCGTATTGGTCTAAGAAACTTAACAATTTGAATCCATTTGATCCAAATTATTTCCATTATAGAAAATCTGTGATGCATTTGGGTTATTATATACAAATTGGTAGAGTGCTACGTGCACACCTAGAGTTTGCAAAATCAAAGACTAGCAATCATACACTACAAGCATATATTATCATTAGTCTTGCTTGTAGAATGGAAGGTGAGTATATTCCAGCACAATTCTTCGATAGGATGCCTTTAGATGTTTTTGAGAGCTTCTTTGATCAATTGATTTGAGAATAGCCCGGTTAATGCCGGGCTTTTAAATAAGCACTAACGGAGGAATCTAAATACTATAATGCCAGAAAAATAAACAATATAGGCCTAAACTCGACATTCGACGTAAGTGTATAATACTTTAATACTGGGGGCTGCTATGGGTTTCGTAAAGACGGTGCATATCTACAAATGTGATGTATGTGGTAAAGAGGAAGTCTGGGGTGATAACTGGCTCTGCAAACTTATACCACATAAAAGCGGAGGTCCGGGGCCTTGGGACGAAATAATTACAGTATGTAGTGTAGATTGTAAACTTGTATTTGACCATAAAGGTTCCGAAAATGCTAATAAAGTATCTGCTTAAGAAGCTTGGGTATGTGAAAGAAAATGATCAACCTAGTAAACAAACAATCAGCATTACTGAATACTTGCAGGTAGATACCCTTAAACATAAAATAAAGTGTCTTGAAAAAGATTTAGAAATAGCAGATATAGCTCTAAAATGTAATAAGAGGTATATCGAGCAAGTTAAGGTTTATATTACTCGCTATGGAGGAGTGACTATAGATTGTGTAGGAGAGCCATCTATCAGGTATCTAGTAGAAAGATTGGTAGAGCAACGTAAATCGCCTACTAAAGTAGAAATCAACAAAGAGATGCCTACTCTAGACTATAAGTACCTAGTTCTCAAATGGTTATATATAAATAAATACCTAGATAATGATGATAGGGTTAGATTTGGTAAAATAGTCGCTAGAATTGAAGAAAGTATTTACCGAGATAATCATAAACTAACACGATACATAGTCATTGGAGAAGATTGGCCTGAGTACAAGGATGCTAGTATGAAGCTCAGGACACGCATTAATAGAGAAAGAAAGGAGAGTAGAAATAAATGTTAGACTTAATGATGTATGAAGTAAAACCTCTTCTAGCAGCAAGGGAGTCTCCAGACACATATTCAGAGTACTTTACTGATTTGATCTTCCCAGTAATTGTATCACCAAAAGCAGATGGTATTCGTGGATTAGTCCTAGATGATGTAATGACAAGAAAACTTGAAAAAGTTCCTTCTATTCAAGTTCAAATGTTATTTAGAAATCATCAATTTTCTGATGGTGAACTTTATATAGGTAACCCAAATAGAGAAGAACAGATAAATTTGTGTCAAGAACACATAATGTCAGTTAATAAACCTGGTGATGTATACTATGGTTTATTTGATAGTTGCGATCCTAGCTTGGCATTACAGTCTTACTATAAGAGACTAGAGACAGTAGAGACTTACGTAAAAAATCTACCCATTACATCTAAGGTTAATTTATTCCCTCATGAAATTGTCAACAATGTAGACGAGTTTCTAGAGATGGAGTTAAAATATCTAGAAGATGGTTGGGAAGGTATGATGGGCAGGAGTCCGTATGGTATTTACAAATGGGGTAGGTCCACATTCAAAGAACAGTTACTAATTAAGTGCAAGCGCTTTGAAGATGACGAAGCTTTACTTGTAGGCCTGGAAGAAGGTACAATTAATACAAACAAACTTGTAAAAGATAATCTAGGGTTTGCTAAAAGAAGTAAAGCAAAAGCCGGGCTTGTAAACTCGAGCATGGTTGGCACTTTCATTGTACTCTGGAAAGGTAAAGAGACAAAGATTGGTCCTGGTAAGTTTACTCATGAGCAATTGAAGCATATCTGGGAGCATAAAGAAGAGTACATCAATAAGCAGTACTTGAAATTCCAATACTTTAAATACGGGAGTAAGAATACAGAGAGATTCAATAAAGCACTTTGCTTTAGGCATGAAGCAGACCTACCAGAAGAGAGCATTTCTTCTATGAACATCGCAGATATCTTTAAAATGGTTGGAAACAAATAATGAGCATTCGGTACAATCGCCCCGTAAAGAACCCTGAGACTCCTGAAGAACTTCAACATTATGCTGAGGTCTCTGAGCTCAGAAGCCGAGCTATGGTAGATTCAGGAGATAGACATATCGCGTATGATTACGAGGATCTTAGCAGGCAAGCAAGAGTCGGTACTAAGTTGCTTAATTTTACTCAAGTAGAATTGTTCAAGTATATAGGGGAGTACTTCAATAAGAGTGCGTTGTTTCCTGAGGGAGTGTACTCTGGTCAGTCTAAAGTTACTACTACTTTGCACAAGCCTAATACTCTTTATTTTTGTAGAAAGCCAGAAGTAGAGACTGCATACGAAAGAGAATACTCCCGAATGTGTCGTATCTTGGACTCTTTCTTTGATACAGTACTTGGTGTTGAGTATATCGAATTGAAAAATGTGAAAGATAATCGTAACAAAGACTATATCACAATCCCTCCGTACTCCTTGAATGTATTTCAGTTGTTCAAAGAGCTGGAAGTTATGCTTTGCGGCGGTGCAGTGCTATCCTTATTCACAGAGAGTAAAGTTAGTGATTTGGATCTTTATGTTAAGAATCCTGACAACCTGCCAATTCTGCAAGAGTTTCTTCACAGCCGATTCCATGATTATGAAAAACCGCCATTCCAAAGCATCAACGCAATCACTTACAAGCGTCGTTCAAAGAATCGAGTATATACTGTACAACTCATTACAAAGTTCACTGGCGAACCCGCAGATATCTTTGAATATTTTGATTTCACTATTACCAATTGCGCATACGATTTTGAAAAACAAGATTTCGTATTCGGTCCACGCTTTTTCGCAGACTTGGGGAAGAGAGTACTTGTCTATGCAGGTAAGAGCTACTACCCAATTTGTGCCCTACACCGAATTAACAAGTACATTGAGAAAGGCTTTCGAGCACCCGGAAGCACGCTCATGCACATTGCATTGAGTATTGTACAGCTTGATATTACTAACTACCGGCAGCTTAAAGAGCAGCTGATGGGTATTGATACAAGTTATCTTACTAATTTGCTTGAGAGTAAGGATCCTGATGTGCCTGTAAATTATGGGGAGTTTATTGAAGAGGCCTTGAATGCAATTAATCTTATTCAAACGAGTATTAGCCCTGAAGACGGTGTAGACGATTACCAAGGAGATATCTAATGAACAATAACATTCCTCGTACTAAAGTAGAAGAGTTGAAAAAGCATTTTACTAATTTGGAGATGCCTGAGAAAGCTGCAAATATCCTTGGTAACGCAGCAGTATTTCAAACAATTAATGTTGATGAGCTGATTACTTGGCTTGATCAATTGGTGCTGGCTAAAGAGCAGTGTCAAGCTCTTGATAAGAAACTTACTAATCTTCAGATTGTAGAAAATCTGATGACGTATTCTAAGCATGGCAGCCTCGTCCAGATCTTTGTAATTGAGGCAATCCGATTTTATGCTGAGCGAGAGGCTTTGAGGCCTATCCCAGACAACACTACAGACCCTATCAACCCTCGTCATTGGTGGGCCATTGCTAATGAGATCAGTGATAAATTGAAGGAAAAGCTAGGCTCTTAGAGCATAAAGAGGAGCCCTTCGGGGCTTTATATGGCATATAAAAAGAACATCTATGAGATAGATTTAAAATCATATAAGTTAATAATTGCAAATGGCGTATACGATTATCAAGGAGATATCTAATGAACAATAGCATTCCTCGCGCTAAAATAGAAGAGTTAAAAGAGCATCTTACCAATCTTCAGATCGTAGAGGATCTGATGAAGTATTCTAAGCAAGGCAGAGATAGACTCTAAAGCCCTTAAAAGAATTCATAAGAATGCACGTATTAATCTCATAAACAACTTCCAAAAACTTGGTTATGAGATTGAGGTGACTGAGTGTATCGAAAGTTTTCACATTAATATTAATTGGAGAAATCCCGCATAATGATAGACATATTAGATAACGATGAAGCACTTGTATTATATAATGAGGTCGTCAACTTATACAAGCTTACTATAAAATCTAATATGCAGACTCTTGAAGATGATTACGGTAATATTAGTCGAAAGATTATGCGTAAATTAGAGAGGGACCTTAGATATCGCAAGAGAGTTATAACAGTTAATATCAATCAAGAGGATTTTCTAGAAAAGATAGAAAATATAAATTCAGCTAACAAGACTCTCAATCTTATAGAAAGGAATTTGAGAGTCTTAGGGTTTGGAGCAAAATATAGTAGTTCGTGTTGTGTATACTCTGGTTACAGTGCTCGTTTTATTGTATCATTAATAGGATTGGATAATAAGTGATTAGTCGAAAGAAGGATGTATATAAGAACATCCAACCACACTCAATTACTAAGAACCCTGAGATTCTTAATATCCTTACTGCTGTAGATGCCCAGATCAAGATGGCAGCATTTGTTGGAAAAAGTGCTATTATCATCAAGAGTAATGCTACGAGTCCTATGTCACTGCTGAAATGTCAATTCATCAGAGAGTATTATACCAGACTAGGCTACACTGTACACTCTAATTTTGAGGCTGGTGTCCTGAGGGTATCAATTCTATTGCCTCCCCCTCCTATAGCATTAGGCCTATCCTGGAAACAAAGCATGCTGCATGAGAACGCATTGAAGTAATCGCAAATAACGGTATCTTATAAGGAATACGAAATGGACACAGATCAAATCAGACTCATTGAGGAGTATAATAAAGTAGTTGAAGAGGAGATGAAAAAGTATCTTGAAATGAAAAACTCATGGGGTAAAAACGAGGCCATGATCCGAGTAAAACTTGCACTGGGTGCGGCTAAATTTAAAATGGTTACTGAATGGAATAAATAAAAATAATGTTGACTCGCTACTGTAATACAAGTCATTATCACGTAATGAATTCAGGTGTAGAAGTTGAAGTTAAGTTACCTGATGGTGTATGCCAGAAGCCTTCTTATGCAGTCTGTTCTTATTGCAGAGAACGCAGGAAGGGATACTATGTAGTAGCAAGTAATAGGCTCAAGCGTTATTTTGCATGTACTGTACACATAGTCAAACATGCATTGGATAAGCACATTGAGCATGTTCCAGAGGTTAAGTTTGATAATTCGAAACAAAAACTTCGTTGTACAATGGAATACGTTAGAAAGGTTGATATAAAATGAAAGTCACTGTAGAGCTTAAGTATGACATTGATTTTGCAGTTTGCTATGATGAAGAACCCGGAAAGATTTATAACAATCGTTGGGTTGAGACTTTGGAGGAAGCTCTTATTTTGAAAGAAAAGGCAAGCATTGAGTATCCGTTCCGTAATTGTTACATCAAACTAAATGTCACACGCATTCCTTCTAATCAAGGCTGATGTAACGCGAGTAGCTAAATTGCTTACTCTTTAACTTCTATGTTTGTGCAAATTCAGGGGCCTTGCAGGTTCGCGCCAGACGGCCGCCTGCGGGTCTCGTAGTGCCGCCATGGGGACCGGGTCGGGGTACCCCAAAACGGGCCGTGGCGGGCCAACCTGCTATGCTGCCGGGGCAACCTGGGGGCTAGCCTGTGCAGTGCCGGAAATTCGGGCTCCGGGCAGTGATATGCTGCAAAAAGCCCGTTAAATTAACCCTATACAGGGTGAATAAAAACTACACCCTCGTTCGGTTTCTTACTTTAATTGTTTCATTCAAATCAAGGAAATACACAAATGTCCCAGAATCAAATCGAAAATGGTTTCGTTGTCCGTGGTCAAGATGGCTCCACCCATGTCTTTGATACCAAGAAGGAAGCCGAAGATTTTCTGCGGAAGCCCCTTGTTATTGCTGCTCTGATGACGCTCACTTCTGGCAATCAAGAGCTGGCTGATTGGCTGTACGCTACTCGTGAAGAAATTGAGGATTCCTTTGAATCTGACAAGATTCGCCGAGTCACCAAGCAAGAAGCTAAGAAGCTTGAGGCTGCCCTAACGCGTATTAAGGTCGCGCTGGCAGATGACAAGGAAGCTGCGTTTGTTGTCCAAAACGTTGAGCACATCAAAGATTCCTTCCGTTGGCCGAAGGTTGCTCGTCTTAGCACTGAAGACGCCGCTAAGCAAATTCGCGGTCGCCTGGAAAAGATTGCTACGAATGGCGAAGAAGTGAATCACGATCTGGTCGGCTGGCTGGAGGCTCAAAAAGAGCAACTGGGTGCTGCTTTTGCTACTGGCATTCAGAAGCGCGAAGTTAATGAGAAGGCTGCTGCTGGTCTGGCTGCCTATCAGGCTAAGAAGAAGGCTGAAGCCAATATTAAGTACGTTGCCGCCAAGTGGAACGTGCCGGTGGAAACCCTCGTGGCTGAGGACAATCTTGTGAAGCATGCTGACGGTCGTACCTATACTTACGATCAAATCGCTCAAGAGAAGGAAGCTGAGAAGCAAGTCAAGGCTACTACAGCTCAGTAATAAAAGGTGAGATGACTATACCTGCTGATTACATCTGTGACGGATATCCGTTATACGGGATCTATTAGCGAAGTGTGTCATAACTGATAACCCTGAGGATTCGTCTTTGGGGTTATTAATTGAAATACTAACAGTAAATGTTGTATGGCATTATACATTGTTGTTGGTAAGACACCTGAGAATGTGACATTTCTAGCTTCTTTTGGAGGTAGAGGTTACATATCTGAGGATAAGGGCTCGGCTCAATCGTTTGCTAATAATTGTAAGCACGACAACCCTACTAATGAGTACTCAGTACATAGCGTGGGACGCCTTGTTGGTAAAGGTAAGTCTATTAGATATGCTGAGTATACTCTAGACATTCCATCTGAATCTCCACCTTTACCATCTAGATGGCTAGTGGGTTACAGATCTTCCTAATATTGGAGAGTAGAAATGAGTTTCAAGCGTATTAAGAATGGTGGCACTTTTGTCCTCAACTCGGTTGCTTTCATGAAAGTTACGCCTGCTAAGGCCCTGTGTCGTAGCACCACAATTCATGAAGTGATTACTCGCGGAGATTTCTTCGCAGTCAATCTTGGAACTGGTGAGCTTACGATCATTGCCCAAGATAAGTTCCAGCAGGAGGCCTACATTCAAGGCGTAAAGTAACAAGTTTCTAGGCGCTCATATTGCACTGTATGAGTGTAAACGCTAGGAGGCAACCACTCCTAGCTCCTGCTCTCTTAGTTAAATGGTATAACACTTGACTTGTAATCATCAATCGTAGGTTCGATTCCTACAGAGAGCACCACTTAAGGAGTATTCAATGTTATCTGCAAAAGAAATCAGAAATAAGTATGGTATTGAACAGATCGATCATGTGAATGCCGCGAAGCAGCGTATTAATAATTATGAAAAAGACTCTGCTCTGTCTAAGGTTACACAAGATATTTTTTATTGCATAGAGTGTGCAGCTAGCAAAAAGGACACTTATGTAGTAATTTTGTATGAAAACTTAATTAATCGCCCCAGAAGACATATGGCATGTGTTGTAAACAGCCTTAGAGACTTAGGATATAGAGTTTCTGAGATCCGCAATCATGTTGGTGTTTCTGGCATAAATATTCAATGGGATTAATAAATGTGTGCAGATGAATGGGATGATGGGCCTGCGGTTGGTGAATGCCCTGATTGTGGTATTGAAGTAAATAAGTATGGAGATGCAGTCAATGGCTGTAATTACTCCCCTGTACAATGCGAGACTTGTGGCAGTGCTCCTTGTGATCAAAGTTGCTAATACCAATAGTGATTGCTATTACATTGGATGTAAATACGAGTACTAATAATTAATATTCCCGGATGGTGAAACAGGTAAACACAGCAGACTTAAAATCTGCCGGCGTCAGCCTTACGAGTTCGATTCTCGTTCCGGGGACCATTTTAAGAAACACTAACTGGAGTTTGCAAATGATAAAAGGTGCTAATTTTAAATTGGCAGAAGATGATCAAATGATCATTAAAGATATGTTGAGACAAATGTCTTCTGTTGAATTCAAGGAAATAATTGAATATCTAAAAAAACTAGAAAGAGGTTTTATTTGTGAAGAAGAATTAGGCATTTGTTTTAATCTTAAGATGTTGTGGGCTAAAAATAATGCGAGTTATTACATCAGTCCATATCAACTAGTAAACTATTTCTCTGTTGGTTGGGAACACCATTCAGGTATCGATAATTACCCTGTAGGTGATATTAATGTAAATGAGAAATGGGAGGGCCAGTCGGGTGTGCTTAGAGGAGAACTAATACAGCACATTATAAAGAGATTAATTAAGTATATTAAAGGTACTCATGCAAAATAAAAAATCTCCGGATAAATCCAACCAAGTAGACAAGAAGTCTTTAGAAGGTTGTAAATATTCTTTAGGAGGTAGACATCACTGGACATATGTAACACATAATGGTAACAAGATGATTTACCGCTGTAGCTTATGTTTAACTGAAAAAGAAGTAGTTGATCCCTTTCTCTAAACAATAGGAGTCTTAAATGAACAAAATTTCCTCTAATGCTTATGCCTTTGTTATCGGTGCTACTGCTGTAGCATTCCTTGCCGCTTCTGGCTGCGAACAAAAAGTAAATGAAGGCCAGATCGTTAAGACAGATAAGGCGCTTACCTTCCAGGATATTGAAGATAGTCGCTCTATTGCTCGTGAAAACGCAAAGACAATTGCAATTCAATATGTCAAAGAAAACCCTCGTTTCAAGGGTATGCGACTAGTAGCACATACTGATAGCAGTATCAACAATAATTGCCCTCAAGGAGACGGTTGGGCAACTCTTAGTGTCATGGAAGACAAGGGAACAACTCCTGTTAAGTGGGAAATTAAGTGCTCTACTGTAAGCTTAGAGCTAGGCTGCTACACCTCTGATGTATTTAAGGAAAAGCCTTTTGCAGCTGATGACGGTAAATGCCAACCTCGCAACAAAGTACCTTATCCTCTCCCTAAGGTGTCCCTTTCAAGCTAATGTCAGTCAAAGACTAAGCTCATTCATACGAGGTTATTATTTAAAATGAAAGAGATCTTCCTAGTATATGTGAACGAGTATCCTCGTTTTGGGTTTGCCACAGAAGATGACAATAAACTTGAGCAAAATGCTCATAATGCATGTGAGTATGACTCTATTGATGATGTCCAGAATCATATGGAGTTGCTCAATTACAAACAATACTTCATCCTTAAAAAGATGTAAGTAATAGTTAACTACCCATTCTAGTAGTGGGTAGTCTAGTATTACTCTACAATAGGACTCATATGAGCAATTTTAAAGAAGTGTCTAAAGGAATCCTTTCTTGTAACAATTTTAGTTTGACTAAAGTTAACTGTAGCTCATTAGATATGTCTTGTACTGCTGAAATATATCGACAAGATGCTAGTTACAGTTATGAGTATCGACAGACAATTGTCAGTAAAGTCAGTACTCTTAATGTCAAAGAAGATATTGTAAAGAAAGTTAAGAATATTTCTATCCAGAGACTTCATCATGAATATTACGGCCATATTCTTGAAAAACTCAACAATCTGAGAAACACTGTATATAAAGGTAATATTTATGATATAGAGAGTGAGCTTGTAGAAATCATATGGAGTATCTACGATGAGAGACGCATTACCGAAGAATGATATGACTATCAACCAAGTATATGAATATATGCGTGTATTTCATAACAAAACTTTCAGGGAAGTTGTATATGCAGCCTCTAGAATTGCAGACAGACATAGGCCAGAGGGTGATAGTATTGATATTAAAATTGCTGCAGAAATAGAGCAGACTTGTATGCGCCTAGTTTATAATGTCATTCGAGAAAAGGAAACTAATGCAATTTTATATTGGAGATGATGTTGTCTTTGTAGATCTGGTTGTTTATCCATATCTTTTTAATGTATCTCAAGATATCTCGAGAGATAACGAATACTGTAACAATAGAGTAATGCGTCGTTGTAAAGTCATTGCAAAAGACTACCCTAATTTTCACGGAGATAAACCCTACGTAAAAGTAGAATTTAGCACCGAGAGTCCTTATCACGGCAATACGAGAGATATTGCTTTAGTCCCTGAAGATAAACTTATCCCTTATGAGGTAACAAAATGACTTTCTTTATTGCAATTAGTACTGAAAGAAACAAACGCAGAGAACCTATAAACACCCCTGGATTCTTTGCTACCAATGCTGACCAAGAGCTTTACTCAGTCACCCGTGATGTACGTAATGCTAAGACTTTTAGTTCATTTGAAGAGGCTGATAGCACTGCAAAGCGCTTTAACATCCAGTGTTACGCTATACTGGGGTCGAGTGTATGATTTACGCATTCATTATTTTTAAAGGACTAATTCAAGAACCTGTCATAGGCTTTAAGCTTGAAAGAGAGGCAATTGACTGTTGCCGTAGGATGGATGAATTCTATGGTCTTTCTGTCACATTCTATTACGAAAGGATGTCAGTAGTCTGACTATTGAATTCATTAGAGATCAGGCATTTGGTACGAAAGATGCATTCTTTGTGACTAAGTATAAAGATAAATGTATTGTAAATGAACACTTTGACAACGCTGAAGTCAAGTGCAGTGCTAAAATACGGCACATGTATCTAAGTGATATAGAAATGTGGCAAGAAACTGCAACTGATTTGTCTTATTGCTTTTGTGGCCTGTAAGTCTATTAAAGACATGAAACAGAGTACTTAGCGATAGTCTCTTCGAGGTGCTAGCTAGCACCTCACCCATTAACTCCCGTTAGCTCAATGGATAGAGCATCGGACTTCTAATCCGAGGGTTAAAGGTTCAAATCCTTTACGGGAGGCCATCTTTAAAATAGGAAATTATATTACTATTGAATTTATACAGCTATTAGCGACCGTGTAAATAACATGCGTAATAGAAGGAAACATAAGGGAGACTCATAAATGGCATTTATAGAGGGTATCGTAGACTCCTACTACGAAGATATATCACCTTACGAGTATTCTATTGAGTCCTTCTGGCAAGACGATGGTTTTGGAAACTTAATAAATACATGGTATGATGGTTCTCACGACAGAGCTTGTATATTCAGGCTTTCTGAACAGCTCATATTAAGGTCTTACTAATTTTATTAGTTTATAATTATGGCATATTTAGGGACTCCCTGCTATGTAGCTGGCGTAGCTATTCAGATATCAACATATAGGATCTCGATATATGAGAAACTGCAAGATGATGGTTTTGGAAATGTAATTGACACCTCAGATGATTTAACTACATATCATCAAGGTTCTCTGTTCTGGACATCTGATGAGGGTGGCTGGGACGTCATAGGTTATTAATAGTAGGGCCGTTAGCTTAATGGTTAGAGCAGTCGACTCATAATCGATTGGTTGCAGGTTCGAGTCCTGTACGGCCCACCAAGTATTGGCGTACATAAATGGCATTTATAGAGGGTATTATAGATCACTACAATTATAGAAATATTTCTCCTTATGAGAAGTCTATTTTAAATTGCTGGCAAGATGATGGTTTTGGAAACTTAATAAATACATGGTATGATGACTCTTACAGAATGGCAGGTATGTTTTGGGAATCTAATAGTGTTGTAGAATATTAACTATGTCTACCGTGATAATTTATGAAAAGAGATGTAAATATTATTATATTAGCAACAATGTTTGTAGTTATCGTAGTACTGGCGCCATTCATTATTACTATAATTTATGAGAACAGACAACAGGCGGCCTTTGTAAATTGTGTCAAGAAGGGATACAATAGGGTAGTATTTGACAAATCAAACTCAGAGTATATCTGTTATAATGCATACACGTCATAGAGCATTTAGCACGAGCAGTATCAGGCCTGCTCCAAAGAAGGTTGCTACAGTTAGTGGGTTAACCAAGTCTGAGTATATCAAAACACTCATAATTGGGCGAGAGCCTAAAGGAGGTATCTTAGATATTGCCCTTACCTACTATCACTCAGAGATACCTATCGAGGATGCAAAAGCTTATATGGAGAATATTCTAAAGAAGATATGAAGATTGAACCGAAACGAGTAATATACAAAGTGCCTATAAGACCTCATCTTATAGCTTCTCTGAGGATTGTTCAAGATGATGGAGTCAATAATGAAGTTGTAGTAACACGTGAGGCTTTAAAAAGAGCTAATTATTTCATAACAGGTGATTTCAACCAATTCTTTAGTGATAAGCAATAGGTGTATAAATGGCTCTTCAAAACTACAAGGAAAGAAAAGTGTATCCGTACATTCAGCTAATGGTAGATGATTCTATGCTAGCTGATATTTTTACTGATACTAACGGGCTATTTGACAAGATTGATGGGGTCTTAGAGTATCCTGTTATATTAGGCTCTGTGAAGATCTACAAAAAGACTAATGATCCTAATGCTTTTTGGATTAATATCTATGGGACAGATTCTAAAGCTGAGCTAATTGTACTGAACAATGAAGAGCATACGCTGCAAGTTGATCTGATTGATTTTATACAAAAAGTATTTGTGATCGAGCCATTTGCTACATTCAGGGTCATTCGACAAGGATAGATATGAGTATTCAATCTTGGTACAATGAAAATTACCCCATAGATGCAGAACTAGTATCTGATGAGGGAGAAGCTATTGAACACTCTATACGTAAATGGAAAGGTTTCCTGCCAGAAAATCTTGCTAAGCATGGGGTAAAAATTGATACTTTGGATCAGGTTGAAGGTACACTTATTGACGAAAATTCTAAGGGTGCGTGGGACTATGCTATCACTCCTCTGAATTTAGATAGTGGAAGTTCTTGTGCACTTTGTGAGATGTTTTTTAGACCACTTCCTAGTGATATCCCCTGTGCAAAATGCCCTATTGTAAAATCAGGTCAACTCTACTGCTTTAATACTAAAAGTGCATATATGCTAAGCTACCCTGATAAGCCTGAGCTTATGATTGAAGCGCTAGAAGTGGCACTTAGATGGTACAACTCAAGTATCACAGGCACTATACAACCTTCGAATGAGGATACTGCGTAAAATAAAGTATCTTATATGAATACAGCAGTAATGCAAGAACCCTTCATGTAGTACAACCTAAAAGGATGCACAAATGCTTAGCAATATTAATCAATCTCGTACTCTGCGTGCAATTAACGAAATCACATTCAGTGCACACGAGTTCTACTTGACAGGGTCTTACTTCTTTGCAACCAATACATGCGATAGCGACATGGACTTTATGGTGGTTAATAGTCCAGGAGTAATTGATCTACTGCAGTCTCTTGGCTTCGTAGCTAGTAATCACTACGATGATAATAATCACTACGATAATAGTAGTGTTAATTCGGTGTATAAACTCGAGGACTGCATCTCATATGATAACAACACTAAGACTAAAGTAGTCAAGGTAATTAATGTACAACTGCTTCACTCAAAGGAATGGCTTGATCGTAAACTAAGAGCTCAGGAGGCTCTGAAAATTTCTGGTTTGGGTAAGATTCTAGATTTATTTCCGTCTGACACTAGGAAGATGGTATGGCAGTGTATATTGCATGCCAATATAATAGCTGATGTTCAATTGCATGAATCAAACAAACAATATGCAACTGTGATCAAAGAGTTGGTTGACGCACTTGCCCTTATGGGGTATAACTTCACCAGTCTCAAGGAGACTCAAAAGTACCTTGTGGGTAAGACCTGCTAAATAATACCACCATCATACTACTGCTAGCCCTTATGGGTTGGTGGTAGTATGATGGTGATACCTGTTTTTTTTTTTTTTTTTTTTTT